TATGTTTATTTTATAATATAATGAAGGAAGTAAGAATGATAAAAAAATTAAGATTAAAATTTTTTCAAAGTTGGAAAGATGTAGAATTGATATTTAAAGAAGGATTGAATATTATAATTGGTTCTTCGAATTCAGGTAAGAGTTCTTTATTGAGAGCGATTTATTGGGCTATTGAAAACAGACCTTCCGGAAATAGTTTTGTTAATCATAGTCAATTAAAGAATGGAAATATTGTTGGAGAAGTTTTTGTAGAGATTGAAACAGAAAAAGGAAATATAAAAAGAATTAAGAATAAAAATTTTAATGGTTATTATTTGAATGATAAAAAATTTGAAGCAGTAGGTTTAGATATTCCGGAAGATGTAAATAAATTTTTTAATTTTTCAGAAGTTAATATTCAAAAACAATTAGATTCACCTTTTCTTTTATCAGAGTCCGGTGGGGAAATCGCAAAGTTTTTTAATAAAATTTTGAAATTAGATACTATTGATTTAGCTTTGAAAAAAATTGATGAAGTTAAAAGAGAAAATAATAGACAATTGAATAATAAAACAGAGCAACTAAAGCAAATAGATTCACAATTACAAAAATTGAATTGGTTAGATGAGTATAAGATTAAATTAGATAAATTGGATAATATTAAAAATAAAATTGATACAGAACAAAAAAAGTTAAATGATTTTAATTTGATTTTTGATTCTTTTGATGATGTGAACAAGCAATTAATTAAATACGATAATTTAGAAATTTTGATTGATAAAACAAATAAATTAATCAAATTATTCAATTTGATTACTGATAAATTAGATTTTGTTAATAAATCTAAAAAAATTATTGATTTATTCATTTTTTATGAAAATGAAAAAATTAAATATGATTTTGATATTGAAGCTATAAATAAAAACATTGATTTAGCAATCGATATTTATAAAAAAATAATAGAAAAAGATAAAAAAATTAAATTTTTTAATGATATTTTTATTAATTTTGATAAAATTAATAAAGAAATTGAAAATATCGAGAAGAATTTGAATGATAATCTAAAAAGTTTACCTAATATTTGTCCATTATGTGGAAATATGATAGATAAAGAAAGAATTTTGGAGGTATTATGAAATTATTAATTACTGCCGATTGGCATTTAAGAAAGGAAGTTCCTAGTTGTAGAGATGATGAAGATTGGATTGCGTATCAAAGAAATGTTTTAGATTTTATTGCTGATATTTCAAAAGAAAAAAGAGCAAGTATTTGTATTGTTGGAGATATTTTTGACAAAGCAAAAGAAGATGTTGAAATAATAAATTTATTTCTTAATTTTGTTAAAAAAGTAGATGATAATATTTATATCATTGCTGGTAATCACGATTTATTGTATCATAATAGTTTAGATTTAGATAAAACTTCATTTGGAATTATTTGGAAAAATGAAAAAATTAAACCGTTATGGAAATTAGGTGTTTCAAAACATTTTAATGAAGAACAAATGAAAGGTGAAGTTGATAAATTGTTATTTTTACACGATTTTGTTTATATTGATAAAAATCAGTCTTTTTTCAATAAAGGTTTTTATGCTTATGATTTATTCGAGCTTTATCCTAAAGCTCAATGGATTTTTACTGGCGATAATCATTATTCTTTTGTTTGTAAAAAAGATGGTAAAATTTTAATTAATCCGGGATGTATAACAATACAAACCGCAGATATGATTAATTATCAACCGAAAATTTTTATTTTTGATACTCAAACAGAAGATGTAGAAGAGATTAAAATTCCTGATTTTGGACAAAAATTTACTAACATTGAAGAAAGAAAAAAATTTGATAAAGAGATAGATAGTTTCATTGAATTGTTAAAAAATAAAAAAGAATTAAGTTTTGATTTTATTACTAATCTGAAAAATAGTTTATCAGAAATTAAAGATGAAAAATTATTAAATTTTTTAGAGAATTTTATTAAGGAGTTAATATGAAATTAGAAACATTGGAAGATTTAGAACATTTGAAGAGAAAATTGAATGATTTAGCTTTAGAAAAAGCGAAACTTGAAGGAAAAAAAGAAGAATTGATAATGAGACTTAAAGAACAAGATATTGAAAGTATTGATGAATTGAAAATTAAAATAGAACAAGAGAAACAAGAGATTGAAAATTTGAAAGTAAGATATAGTAAAATTGTTAGTGAGATTGAAGAAATGTTAAAAGATAAGGAAGTATAATGGATTTTAAAGAAATAGAATTTAAAGAGATTTATAATAAAAATTTTTATCGAAAAAAAGATTTAGAGATGAAAAAATTAATTACTGACAATGAGATTGAAGAATTAAAAAATCAAATAGATATAATTCAAAGAGCTCAAATTCTTATTCAAGATATTGCACAAAAAACGCAATCTAATATTGTTATTCATATCGAGAACATTGTTGATAAAGCATTAGAAACAGTATTTGGTGATGAATATAAATTTAAGTTTGAATTTGAACAAAAAAGAGGAAAAGTCGAAGTAAATTATTTTTTACTAAGAAAAGATGGAAGTGAAATTGATATAATGAACGGTGCCGGTGGTGGTGTAATTGATATTGTTAGTTTTGCTTTAAGAATAGCAGTTTGGACTATTTCAAATAATGTTGAAAATGTTGTTATTTTAGATGAACCTTTTAGATTCTTGAGTCAGGATTTACAAGATAGGGCAGGAGAAATATTAAAAGAATTAAGTGTTAAGTTAGGGATTCAATTTATAATTGTTTCGCATAACGAAAAATTAATTAGTTATGCTGATAAGATATTTTTTGTTAAGAAAAGTCAAAATTTTTCTTTTTTGACATAAAAAATAAGAGGTAAAAGAAAATGAAATATTTAATCGATTTAAAAAAATTAAAAGAAAAATATAGGGAAAATTATTTTATTGATGAGGTTGATGGGGATTTGATAGCTGTTAATAAACAGAATAACAATTTACGCATTAATTTAACTTTATATTTCAAAACTTTAAAGAAAAGATTTAATGAAATTAATTGAAGGAGGACAAATGGACATTTTATTACAGAATTATGAGAATTTAATCTATCGTAAATGTTGGAATTTGGTTGAAAAATTTCAATTAGATAAAATTTACGATTTTGAAGATTTGTATGAATCTGGAATTGAAATTTTTTATGATTGTTTAAAGAAATTTAATTCTATGAAAAGTAATTTTATAACTTTTCTTTATCATCAGCTCAATAGGTTGAATTATATTGCAAAGAAAAAAAGTGATTATTATAATGAAATTGAAAATTATTATAATTATTATGAAGGAAGAGCTATGCAAGATTTTAACATTGTAGATTTTTATGATGTTGAAGATGATTCAAAATTAATTTTCAAATATTTAATCGATAAATGGGATTTTGAAATTACAAAACAAGAAGTAAAAATGTTTTTTGTTAAAGAGTTGGGTTGGCAATATAAAAGATTTGAAAAAGCTTGGCAAGATTGTAAAAAATTTGTTGATAGTATATGATAGATTTTGAAAGATTATTTAATGATTTTTCAATTCCATATTGGATAACTGGTAAAAATGTTTCGAAAGGTTGGATTAATATCAGTTGTCCAATATGTGGTGATGTAAGTAATCACGGCGGTTTTAATATTGAAACAGGAAAGTATAATTGTTGGAAATGTGGCAAACATAATTCAATTTATATATTGGAACTGTTATTAAGAAAATCAAAAAATGAAATTATTAAGATTTTGGATAATTATTCTTTTTTTAATAAAAAAATTGTAAAAGATGATAATAAAAACAGTAAAGAACAATTGGAATTTTTGGGTTATGAATTAAAAGAGATTCACAGAAATTATTTAATTAAGAGAAATTTTAATCCTGATTTAATTAAATCGAAGTATAAAATTACCGGATTTACTTTTGAAAATATGTTTTGGCAATATCGATTAATGATACCGATTTTTTATAATTTTAATATTGTTAATTATGTTGGCAGAGATGTTAGTGGAAAACAGCAAAGGTATTTGAATTTACCTAATAAAGAAGCCGTTATTGATTTAAAAAATATTCTATATAATTTGGATAATGTTAGACAAGATAAGATAATAGTAGTTGAAGGTATTTTCGATGTTTGGAGAGGGGGAGATAATTTTGTAGCTACTTTTGGAACTTCTTTTACTAAAAGACAGATTTTGCAAATGTTAAAATTTGATAGAATCTATATTATTTTTGATAGTGAATATGATGCACAAGAAAAAGCAAAAGAATTAGGAAAAACTTTATCACAATTTTCTAAAAAAGTAAGTAATATCGATTTAGAATTGAAAGATAAAGATTTAGCAGATTTGACTGATGAAGAAATAAAGGAATTAAAAAGGTTTTTAAGATGAAATTTTTTGAAGTAGAAAAGAATTTATTAAAAATAACATTTCAAATTACTGATAAAAAAGAATGGTGGAAAACTTTGGAATTTGTTAAAAGTCTTAAAGGGAGATTTTTTGATAGAAATCTAAAAGTTTGGTATTGTGAGGATTGTAATTTTAATCGTGAAAAATTAGTTGAGAATGGTTTTGTATTGGTAGATGATACAAGAATTAAAGAAGAAGAATTTATTAGCTCGCAAGATATAATTGTAATTGATGAAAATCAGTTACAAGGTTTTAGAAATTATCAAATTGAAGGTGTTAAGTTTTTAGTAAAAAAGAATGGGAAGGGTTTAATTGCTGATGATATGGGGCTTGGTAAAACGATACAAGCAATTGGATATTTAATGTTAAATAAAGATTTACGACCTGCTTTGATTGTTTGTCCGGGCTCTGTGAAGTATAATTGGAAAATTGAATGTAATAAATGGATTAAAGATGAACAAGTAGAAGTGATTAAAGGAACGAAAGTTTATGATTTAGATTTGAATAATAAAATTTTTATAATAAATTATGATATTTTGTTTTATTGGGAGGAATATTTATCCGGATTAAATTTTCAAATTTTGATTACCGATGAAGCACATTATGTTTCAAATTGGTTCGCTAAAAGAACAAAAAGTTTATTGAATTTAAGTAACAAAATACCGAAGTTTATTGCTTTAACCGGAACACCTATTAAGAACAAACCTGCTGAATTTTTTACAATTCTTCATATTCTTAATAAAGATATTTTCAAGAGTAGATATTATTATTTGAACAGATATTGCAATCCGAAGTATAATGGATTCGGTTGGGTTTATAATGGGGCTACAAATATTGAAGAACTACAAAGATTAGTTAAACCTTTAATGATTAGGAGAGAAAAAAACGAAGTATTAAATGAATTACCTGAAAAACAAAGAGAATTTTTATTTGCTGAAGGTGATTTAACGGAATATAATAAAGAATTTAATAATATTTATAATTCAATAAAGAATGAAACAAATAAAATAAAAGTTAGAAGTCTAATTGATTATTTAAAATCTTTAACTTGGAATGTAAAAAGAGGAAGTGTTTTAGAATGGATTGATGATTTTTTAGAAAATTGTAATGAAAAATTAGTTATTTTTGCAATTCATGCAGCAGTTATTTTAGATTTGTTTAATAAGTATAAAGATATTTCAGTTATGGTGGATGGTTCTGTTAATCTGGAACATAGACAAAAGAATATTGAAGATTTTTATAACGATAATAATAAAAGAATTTTTATCGGGAATATTATAGCTGCCGGAACAGGAATAAATTTAACTTGTGCGAGTAAAATGATTTTTGTAGAGCTTGATTGGGTGCCTTCTAATCATTTACAAGCCGAAGACAGAATTTACAGAATTGGACAAAAGAATTTTGTAAATATTTTTTATTTTATTGCAAAAGATACGATTGAAAATAAGATGATTGATAGATTATTTGAAAAAGGAAAGATTTTGAATAATATTTTAGAAACAAAAAATTTTGATATTTTTGATAAAATTATGGAAGATTTTATATAATATATAAAGGGGATATTATGAATAAGGAATTAATAATAGTGGAAGGTATTGATGGAACAGGAAAAACTAGTTTTATTAAAAAAAATTTTAATAAAAAAATGTATAAAATAATACATTTACCAGGATATTATGTTTATAATAAATTATTTTATTTTCTTTTTAAGAAAAATTTATTAAAAGATTATCAATACACTTTTCAATTGTTATCTGAACATTATCAGATAATGAATCAATTTTTCTTTTCTAAACAAAGTTTTGTTTTGGATAGAAGTTTTATTTCATTTTTTGTTTATCAAGAAGAAGAGATTTCTAATTATAATTTAAGTAATACTTTTAATGATTTTTTATACTTCCTAAGAACTTATATTAATAATAATTATAAAGTTAAAATTTTTTATTTTGATAAAGTATTTTGTAAAAAAGAAAAAGATTGGCTTGAAAATAAGAATAAAAATCTTTTATTATTAAGATACAATAGTATCTTGAAGCAAATAAAATTGTGTTGTGATGAAGTTGATATTTATTTTAATGGAGTTCTTAAATGAAAAAAATAGATTTTGATTCTTATGAAGAACAAAAAATTATAATTAATTGTATTACAAATACCGAATTTTTATCTTCAATATTTCCTTTATTAAGATTAGACTTTTTTAGTAATGATTATTCAAGAATCGTTATGAAATGGATTATTGATTATTATAATAAGTATAAAGAAGCACCAAAAAAGAATATTGAAGATATTTTTATTTTGAATAAAAATAGTATTAACAGCGATGAAACGATTGAATTAATAGGTAAATTTTTAACAAATATTAATAATATTAATAAGAATAATAATGTTTCTTATAATTTAGAGCAAGCTGAAAAGTGGATAAAATTACAAAATTTGAAGATAATAAAAGAAAAATTAGAACAATTTATTGTAGAAGGCGATGTTGATAAAGCGGAAAATATTTTAAATAATTTTGAAAGAATAAAGATTCCTAATTCAAATGGTGTTTTTATTTTGTCCGATAAAACCGAAATTATAAATTCTTTTCTTCAAGAAGAAGAAAGTTTATTTTGTTTTCGAGGTTGTCTAGGTGAATTGATTGGAAATTTTGTTAGAGGAGATTTAGTTAGTTTTTTAGCTTTTACAAATAGAGGTAAAACTTGGTGGCAATTATATACCGGATTTGAAGCAGTAGCAAGTGGATTAAATGTTGTATTTTTTACTTTGGAAATGACTTTACCACAAGTAATAAGAAGGACTTGGCAAGTATTTACAGGACAAGTTATTAAAGAGGATAAAATTAAAGTTCCTTATTTTAAGTATAATGAAAAAATTAAAAAGTTTGATATTGAATTTATTGATAAGCAATTCAATAAAATTGATTTAGAAAAAATTGAGCAGTATCAAAAAAAGTTTAGATTTCAATTTAGAGGTGGCGATATGGTTATTCATTCGTTTCCTGCTTATTCTGCCTCTGTTAATGATATTGAAATTTTTTTGAATAATCTTGAATATTATGATAATTTTGTTGCAGATGTTGTGATAATAGATTATGCAGATATTATTAAACCTGATAGTTTTAAAAGTGAGTATAGGCATCAACTTGATGGAATATGGAAACAATTAAGGAGTTTAGCTCAAAAGAAAAATGTTGCTCTAATTACGGCAACTCAATCTTCTAGAGCGGGAGCTTTGAAAGATGTATCCGAAACAGAAGTTGCTGAAGATATTAGGAAATTGAATCATTGTTCAAAAATGATTGTAATAAATCAAACAAAGGAGGAACAAGAATTAGGAATTGTAAGGATAAAAGAAATTAAAAAAAGAAACGAAAAAAGAGATTTTAGAGAAGTTGCCGTTTTGCAATGTTTAGATGCCGGCAAGGTTTATTTAGATTCAAGATTTTTGAACGAAATTAATTTTAGATTTAATAACAATAGTAATAATGATTAAGGAGTAAAAATGAAAGTAAAAACAAAAGAATTATTAAACGCACTTGATAATTGTTTTCCAATTATTAATCATAACAATGAACTACAAGAATTAAATAGTTTTATTTTTTATAGGAATTTTATTATTTCTTATAATGAAAAAGTTTGTGTTCTTTTTCCTTTTAATTTTGATATTCAAGGCGCGGTTAAAGCTAAAGAATTTTATAAAATTTTATCAAAAATCGAAGAACAAGATTTAGATATTATCGAACAGCAGGATAAATATATTTTGAAAACAAATAATATAAAAATTGAATTTAATAAATTAAATGTTTCAATTTTAAATTTTTTAGATACTTTAATTGATTATAATAAAGAATGGCAATCTTTATCAAAAGAATTTATAAAAGGTATTGATATTGTTTTAATATCTAATTATATTGATATTTTAGAAGGTGTTTTTATAGAAAAAAATATTTTTTATTCTACGAATAGAAAAATCATAAAAAGATATGAAGTTGAGCAATCAATTTTTGAAGATAGTGTTTGGTTGAATCAATCTTTTTGTAATTTTATTAAAAATTTTAGTATTGATAAATATTTTTTGAAAGATGAATGGTTATTTTGTCAAGATAATTCCGGGTTCATTATTTGTAGTAAATTATTAGATGTTAATAAGTATCCGATAGGAACATTGAAAAAAATTGTTTATAATTATGATTTAAATAAATTAGTATGGTTAGAATTACCTGAAAATTTGTTGAAAGCTATTGATAGAGTTTCCGTTTTTTATGAAAATAATAATAATTTAAATGTTATTTTAAATTTTAGTAAAAATAGTATAGTTGTGAAAGGTGAGCAATCTTTCGCAAATTATTATGAAGAAATGAGTTGGGAAAATAATATTAGTAAAGATGTTAGTGTTTTAATAGAACCTTCACTTTTTAAAAACTATTTGAAAAATGGATTTTTATTTTCTTTATCTTCTTTTTTAGAACAGGATAATAATTCTAATATTTCTATTTGTTTTCTTTACAATAAGGATAATAATTTTCTAGTTTTATTGTCTATTGTTAATAATTAAAGAAGGTATTTATGCGAGGTTTGGGGTTTTTTGAATTATTTGATGATAATCAAACTAATTGTGGTTTATGTCCTTTATTTTCAAACAAAGGATATAATTTTATTATTGATAATAATAATAAAAGTAAAATTATGATTGTTGATGATTTTTTTAGAAAAGATAATGATAATTTATTTTTTTTGGAAAAAGTATTGGGCGAGGTTGGAATTGATTTTAATAAAGATTGTCAAATTAATTATTTTATAAAATGTTCTTCTAATAAGAATAAAATAAATGAAAATATTGAATTTTGTAGAGATAGTCTATTAAAAGAAATAAAGATAGTTAATCCAAAAATAATAATATTATTAGGCAAATTTGTATTTGATAATTTGATAGGTTATAAATTAACAAAAAAAGGATTATCATCAGCTGGTTTTGATAATTGGACAAATGAAGTTATTAAAGATATTGATTTGAAATGTTTTATTTTTCCTGTTTTTCATCCTTTTTATATTAAAGAAAATGAAAAGAATATGGCAATTTATAATTATTGGAAAAAAAATTTTCAATTAATTCGTAATTATCTAGATAAAGATTTTGAAGAATTAAAGATACCAGAATTTAGTATTAGTAATACTAAAGATGAAATTATAAAAAATTTGAATATTCTTAAAGAAAAAAGTTGTTTTGCATTTGATATTGAAACTAGTGGTTTGCGTCCTGATTGCAATGATATTTTATCTATATCTTTTTGTAACGAAGATTTTGTTTTTGGATTTGATTGGAAATTTATTCAAGAACAAGAAATTTTTAATTTATTAAAAAGTATTTTTTTAGATGAAAAAATCGGTAAGATTGCTCATAATTGTAAATTCGAGCATCAATGGATTTATAATAAAATGAATATTGATATTAATAATTGGGTTTGGGATACACAAATAGCAGAACATTGTTTAGAAAATCAAAAATCTACGGGCTTGAAACACCTTGTTTATACAAAATTAGGATTGTATGGCTGGGATGATGAAATTGATAATTATATTGATGCAAAAAATTGTAAAAGTCGAAATAACTTAAAAAATTTCGATTTTTATAAATTAATAGAATACAATTGTTTTGATTCTTTTTTTACTTTTCAATTATATTTAGAACAAGAAAAATTATTTGAAAGTTTTAGTTTGAAAGGTTTGCGATTTTTTTTGAACGGGAATATTTGTTTAGCGAAAATTCAAGAAAATGGTATTGTAATTGATTTATCAAAAATGGAAAGTATAAAAGTTAATATTTCTGAAAAATTAAAAATAATTGAAGAAAAGATTTATAACAGTGAAGAAGTTAAGAAATGGGATAAAGATGAAGTTTTTAATTTTAACAGTTCAAAGCAATTAGCTCATTTACTATTTGATATTCTAAAAGTGAAAAATATTTCATATACTGATAAAGGTTCCATTGCAATGGATGTTGATGCTTTAAGTAAAATAAATATTCCTTTAACAAATTTAATTTTAAGATATAGGAAGTGGTATAAGATTTTGAATACTTATATTTCACAATTTGAGCAAGAACAGGTAGGCGGTTATATTAAACCTTTTTTTAATTTATGTAATGTATCTTCTTATAGAAGTTCTTCACAGAATCCTAATTTTCAAAACATTCCTAAAAGAGATAAAGAAGTAAAAAATTTAATAAGAGGTTTTTTAATACCGAGACAAGGTAATTTTTTAGTCGAATATGATTATAAAAGTATGGAAGTAATGATAATGGCTTGTTATTCAAAGGACGAAAATTTAATTAATTATTTATTTGATAAAAATTCTGATATGCACAAAGATATTGCTAAACAAATTTTTCTAAAAGAAGAAATAACAAAAGAAGAAAGATTTTTAGCAAAAAATGGTTTTGTATTTCCTGTTTTTTACGGTAGTTATTTTGAACAAACGGCGCCGGAAATTTGGGAAAAAATGCCTGTTGATAGTAAAGATTATTTGAAACAGAAAGGTATAAAAAAATTTGTTGATTTTAAAGAACATATTAAGCAGGTTGAAAATGATTTTTGGTTTAATAGATTCAAAGGTATTTTAGAATGGAAAAAAGAACAATGGAATTTTTATTTGAAAAACGGTTATATTGAATTAAAAACAGGATTTAGATGTAGTGGAATAATGGGGAGAAAAGAAGTTATTAATTATCCTATACAAGGCAGTGCTTTCCATTGTTTACTTTGGACTTTGATTCAAGTTAATAAATTAATGGAAAGAAAAAGAATGAAAAGTAAAATTATCGGTCAAATACACGATGCGATTGTAATTGATGTTGTTCCGGAGGAAGAGAAAGAAGTTGATTATTTAATTTGGAATTATGGAACTCAAAAAATAAGAGAATTTTGGGAATGGTTAATTATACCTTTACAAATAGAAAAGGAAAAGAGCGAAAAAAATGGTTGTTGGGCTGAAATGAAAGAAAGCGAGTTATTGATATGAGTGAAGATTTTTTTTAGAATTATTAAAAAAATATCTAAGAATTGCTTATAATTTCATTGATTATGAGTTAAGTAATAATAATAATTATTATTCTGATTTAGATTTGTATAATATTAGTTATCTTTATGAAAATTTAGATAAATTAAAAATTGAAAGGAGTTGTATGGAAATTAAGCAAATTGATTGTCAAGATTGTTTTTACAATGATTTTAAGAATGTTTGTTTGAATATCAATAGTAAGTTTTTTATGTGTAAAACTAATAATTCTATTGTCCAAGAAAGTGAAAAAAATTGTTTTAGACAAAAGGAGGAAAAATGAGTTTGTATCAAAAATATCGACCGACCAATTTTGAGGAAATGATTGGTAATGAAGAAACGATTAAGAGCTTGAAAAATATATTTAGCAGACAAGATAAACCTCATTGTTTTCTTTTCACAGGAGAAGCAGGAACAGGAAAAACAACTTTAGCTCGAATTTGTGCAAAAGAATTAGGGACAGATGAATTCAATATTTATGAAATAAATACTGCTAACAATAGAGGAATTGATACGGCAAGGGAAATAATTGATAGTATTAGGTATAAACCTTTTTCCGGAAAAGCAAAAGTGTTTATAATAGATGAAGTTCATAAAACAACTAATGATTGGCAGAATTCGATGTTAAAACCTTTAGAAGATACTCCTGATTATGTTTATTTTTTCCTATGCACAACTAACCCAGAAAAATTAATAAAACCTTTGTTATCAAGATTAACTATAATTGAATTAGAACCTTTGAATTATGATAATGCGATTATTTTAGTTAAAAGTATTTGTAAAAAAGAAAATATTGTTTTAGATAGAGATATTATTTTACTAATCGCCGAAAATTGTAAAAATAGTCATCGAAATGCTTTGGTTCTTTTGGAAAAAGTAATAGGACTTGATAAAGAACAAGCGATAAAAATAATTAATCAAGGTTTTGATGAAAGTGTTGAGAAGCAAGCAATTGATTTGTGCCGAATCTTGTTGAATAGCAAGAGTTGGAATGAAGTTGCTAATATTTTGAAGGGATTAAAAAATACAGATGTAGAAGAAATAAGATACTCAGTTTTAGGTTATATGAGCTCTGTTATGTTAAATAATCCAAATGATAAAGTTGCAAACATAATACAAAACTTTGCTGAAAATTTCTATGATTCAAAATTTGCTGGGTTGATTTTAGCTTGTTATAATAGCTTTTATTTTAAATAATTTTTTAAGATTTTTTTAAAAATAATATGTTATATTATATAATATAATGAAGGAGGAAAAATGGAAGAATATACAATTGAAGATTTAAAATTAAATAAGTTTAAGTTAGATGAGGAAGCAAGTAAACAGAGTTCTTTATATCAGTATTTTACTGATAAATTAACAGAAGTAAGAGCTTTGAAAGATGAAATATCTTTAAAACTTGAAGAAAAATTAGCAGAAGTCGAATTAAATATTCGTAATAATCCACCTGACGGTTTAAAAATAACCGAATCTGTTATACAAGCATTGGTGGTTAGTAATGAAGAAGTAAAAGAATTAAGAAAAAAGTTAAATGAATTGAAAAGACAAAATTATGAATTAGAAGGAATAGTTAACTCATTGGACCAAAAAAAATCTATGATAAAAGTTTTAGCAGAACTATATATTGTAGGGTATTATAGAGTCGATAATTTTTCAAATGACAATAAAGTTCAAGATGAAATTAGAAAAAGATTAAATAAAAAGGAGGAATAATATGGTTGGATTATTTGTTACTGTATCAAAATCTGATACTCTTGATTATTATGAGATTAAAGAAATGTTTATCTTTGACAAAGAAAAAAATGAACATTTTAAAAATTATAAACAAGGAGAATCTATTTCCTATTTTTCTAATACGAATGAAGAACATTATTTTGTTGATAGTTTAGATAAAATTAAAGAAAAAGTTGTTTATTTTTTGAATAAAAATGTTCCTTATCAGAACGATTGTTGTTCTTATTTTTTAGATACAAATGTTTTATGTTATTTTTCTGATTTAGAAGATTTAGTTTATAAAAATTAAAAAAAAGGAGAGATTTATGAAAAAAATAAATTATAACAAAGATTCGTTAACTAAAAAATACGAAGAATCATTTAGGACAAAGGACAAAGGGCAATTTGTTAGCAGGCAAACAATTGATTGGACTAAAGTAGCAGAAGAAAAAGGTAGAGAAATTCAATTTTTTCAAGTTAAAGAAGGTTGGAATAAGATAATTATTGTTCCTTATATTATTCAATCAAAAAATCATCCTGGTGTATCAAGAAAAAAATTTGAAATAGGCGATTTAGATTATAATTTAGATTATTTTGTGCATAGAATGGTAGGATTGAATAGAGATGATGTTGTTTGTTTGAAAAGTAATTACGGAATGAATTGTCCGATTTGTCAAATTTCGGATAAAATGCGCGAAGATGGAAATAAGGATGAATATCAAAGAATGAAACCAACTCGAAGGGTTTTATATAATATTATCGATATGAATAATATTGAAGCAGGACTTCAAGTTTTTGATGTATCTTATTTTCTTTTTGAAAAAGAACTTATATCGGCAAGTAGGAATTTTAATGAAGATGGAACGATTGTTAATTTTGCAGACCCAATTGAAGGAAGTATAATAAAATTTAGAGTTGAGAAAGAAAAGTTCGGTGTAAACGGTAAAGATTATTTTGTATATAAGAATTTTTCATTTATGGAAAGAAATGAAAGTTTACCAGATGAGTTGATTGAACAAGCTATTTCTTTTGATAAGTATTTAGAAATTTATAGTTCCGATGAAATTATTGATATTTTAGATGGAATAAATGAAAATATAGAAGATAAAGAAAGTGATAAAGAAAATGAAGGACATAGAAGAATAAATTTAAGTATTAAAGAAGATAAAGTAGAAAAATCAGATAAAGTAGAAAAATCAGATAAAGTAGAAAAATCAGATAAAGGTTTATTAGGTTCTTTAACTTTTAAAATATCAAAATCTAGTAATAATAAATTTGAAGAAGATGATGAGAAGGTAGAAGTAAATAAACAAAATATTGAAGAAAAAACGGTAAAAAAATTAGATAAGCAATGCCCTTATGGACATGCTTTTGGGGAAGATTGTGATAATTATGATGATTGTGATAAATGTAAGTTGTGGAAAGATTGCTCTTTGTCAAATTAAGGGGTTTTTATGCAATGGATGAAAGAAAGAGAAGTCAGGGATAAGTTATTGAAAGATTTAGGTGTTATTAAAACTAAATCCCGAATTTTTCAAATAGCCCATAAAATTAAAGCAATTAAGATTGAGAAATATTTAGATAAATTTGATAATGTGGTAAAAAGAATTTGGATAGATTACGATATGATTAAAGATTATTATGAAAAAAGAATTTGTATTAAAGAAAATAGTGAATTTTTACCAATTTCTAAAATTGCAGATAAATTTAATATTAGTAAGGATATTGTTTATTATATTATTCGTAAATATAATTTTACTAATATTAAGAAAGATGTATTTTATGAAAGAATATTGATTAATGAACAAGAATGGAAAAAAATTTATCAGAAGTTTAAGAGAAATTATTATAAAAGAAAAGATATTGATAGTGAGGTTAGTTAATATGAAAGAAAGATATTTTAGAACCGGTAGTTTATTATTAGATTTAGTAGTAGGAGGGGGTATTGATTTAGGATTTCCTGCAGGTAAAATTATAAATATTGTAGGGGATAAATCTTCAGGTAAAACTTTTCTAGCATGTGAAATAGTTGCTAATGCATATCATACTTATAAAGATAAGGTTAAATTTATATATGATGATGCGGAATCAGGGTTTGGTTTTAATACAAAGAATTTATATGGATTTGATATTGAAGAATTTAAGATAAGAAGTAAAACGGTTGAAGAGTTATTTTGTAATGTAAAAGATTTTATTAATAAGATAAAGAAAGATGAAGTTGGTATTTATGTTTTAGATAGTTTAGATGGCCTTTCTTCTTCACAATTAATTGAAATTGGGGAAGAAAGATATAAGTTATTTAAACAAGATAAAGAATATGATAAAGGTTCATATCAAATGGAATTTGCTAAATTTTTATCACAAGAATTTTTTAGAAATTTAACAAGTGAGATTGATGAAAAAAATATTTTGTTAATTATTATTAGTCAAATAAGAACTGATGTTTCACTTATGTCTTTTAGAAAATGGACAAGGGCGGGTGGAAAAGCCTTAGATTTTTATGCACATACAGTTTTATGGTTAAAAAGTTTAAGAACAATAGAAAAGAAAGGTGCGGATATTGGAGTTATTATACAAGCAAGGACTGAGAAATCCAAAACTCCCCGTCCTTATAGACAATGTCTTTTTCCTATTTATTTTAATTATGGTATTGATGATATCGGCAGTTGTATAGATTATTTGTATAATTTAAGAAGTGATAAAACAGGAGAACTTAACTCTAAAAAAGAAAAAATAAAGTTTGATGATAAAGAATTTACAAGAGATGAATTGATTAAATTTATAGAAGAAAATGATTTGATTGATGGATTGAAGCAAATGGTAATTAATAATTGGGAACAAGAAGAAAAAGAAAGATTGATTGATAGGAGGAAAAAATATGAATGAAAAATTGAATAAAAAACAATTACCATTTATCGAATTAGATAGAGATAAATGGTTCGATATTATGAAAAAATTTAATAATTATTTTGGGTGTTCTATGACTTCTTTTGTAAAAAATTTGATGTATTTTAGTTATTTTGATATTTTTGAATTTGAAAAATATTTAATTGAAAGATGTAATATGGAAGAAAATGAATCTTTATGTGATTATATTTTGAAACATTATGGACAAGAAAAATTAAATTTCGTAATTGACAATTTAATTCCTTTATGGAAATTTAATTTTAAGGAAAGAAAATGATTATTGATATTAATCAGAATGAAAAAGATAATTTAATCAAGTTGTTGAAAAGTTGCGAAGAAAAGTGGGCTGATAATTTGTTAAAAAAATTGAACAAATCTAAAATAAAAACTTGTTCGGCAAAAGCAAAAGGTAGGGAATTTCAAAAGATAATTGCTCAAGATTTGGCAGATAAGTTTAATTTGAAAATTGAGAAAGATGTAGGTGATATTGAAATTAGACCAATGGGGCAGGCAGGGGTAGATATAATTTTAAGAGGAGAAGGATTGAAAAAATTTCCTTTTTCTGTTGAGTGTAAGAATACAAAAAAGTTTCTAGTTTCTTTTATAGAACAAGCAAAAAGTAATGTAAAGAAAGATACAGATTGGTTATTAGTTTGGAAAGGTTTTAAGGAAAAATCAATAGTAATCTTAGATTGGAAAGTTTTTTTAGAAAAGATAAAATAGAAATGAATTATTTGATTAGGAAGAAATAAATGGATAAAAAAGAAATTGTTAAAAAATATAAAATTGAAGATTATTTTTTATTTGTTAACTTCCAAAATTTTGAACAAGGTTTTCATTTTCCTTTAAAACAAAAATTAAAAAAAGAAGATAAACTTTTGTTGTTTAGAGACATAATTTTATCTTTTGCTTCTCAACAAAATATTTGTTCAGTTGATAATGAAGAAATAGATAAAATAATAAATGGAAGTTTAAAACTTTCTAAAATAAATGAAGACAAAATTGTTTACAATATAAACATTAACGAAATATTTTATCTGGACTGGAAATTTTGTGAATGTATAGATAAATTTTATCTTATTACTAAAATATATACAGACGAAAATCTTTTTTTTGAAATTTGGTTTTCTTCTTCTAAAAATTCCGACCTTCTTTCTTTTATAAGCAAAATAAAGACTTTTTATATTTTTGTTGATTTTTATTTTGAAGAAGATGGTTGTTTAAGAATAGAATTTAAAGATAATACAAAAAATGTTTCAGAAATAAAACCAAATTTATTAACAAAAAGATTTATCTTTGAAATAAAATTAGAAGAGTTAAAAGCTTTATTATAAAAAATATTAATAAAAAAATAAATTATTTAAAAAATTTAAGTACTTTATATAGAATAAGGGGGTGAAAAATGATAAATAAAGAGAAAAAACGTGACATAAAAGAATTTAAAAAAGAATATGGTTTAAAAAAAGTTAATTTGTTTTATAATTTTTTTAATAAAACTATTGATATTAATGCAAGCGAAAAAAGCAAATTATTTTGTTATTGTTTTTTTATTTAAAAAAGGGTTACAAAAAGAAATCTGTTTTCGTACAACAAAAAAATATGATAAAGTTTTTACTTCCTTTTTAAGAAAATTTCTTTGTTTTTCTCTTTTTGGTGATTTTTTATTTTTAGATACAGGTAGATTACGATGGGATATGAGTATAGAAAATGAATATAAAATAGATTATAAAACAACAGAATTGGTGGAAAATTTTGTTAATTGTGTAAGCCTTGAAAATATAAAAGAAATTTTTATTTAAGGAAAAAAAATGAACGGAAAGCAAATATTTAAAGAGTATGGCATAATTAAAGCAAAGCTTGAATTTTATAATATTAATAAAGATACAATAAAATTTAGCCAGGCTATAATGCCAGACATAAAACCTTTTCCAGAACAAAAAATGAAAAAATTTTTAATAAAAATATTTTCTTATTTTTTTAAAAAAACAGGATATAAAATTATTTCTGAACCAAAAAAAAATTTAAGGCTTTTAAAAGAAGCGAAACCAATCTATGTTTATAATAAATTTTTCCCTTTGGGAGGGGGGTTATTACGATATTTATAAAACAGATTATCCGTATAAAGTAGAAATTTTAATTTATGAAAAATTTTATAAAACCGACGAAGACATTTATTATTGCAAAATAATAATAAACGAAACAATAATATTTTGGCTTGAAATGAATTTAAAAAATAAATTTATTTATTATGTAGTAGATGACATTTTAAATTTTGAATTAAAAATTTGGTTTTATTTTAAAGATAAAGGTTTTATTGAGCAAGTTTATAATAAAAGCTTTTTTTTACAATATTCTCTGGAAAAAAAACCAAGCAAATTAACATATAATTTTAATTTAAAAGTTTTTAAAGAAGAAATTAAACAATTAATTTTTTAATAGAGGGAAAATGAATGGATAAAAAGCAAAAACTTAAAAAATATTATAACATTAAAAAAATTCATTTAATTATTTATAGTAAAGCAGA